CTGGGGTGGTGTTGCCTGAGCCGGATGGTTCTACAACAGTGCTGGAAGGCCCTTTGCTCCATGAGGGGCGGGAGATAGGAGAGATAACAAACGAGGTTGATGCTTGGTCGGAACCACTTGTACGCCAAGCAATAGCCGATGCGCTGGCGAAGCAAGTTACCCGCGCTCCAATTGCTGAAACAGCCCACAACATCAAGGGGCAACACATGAATAAATTAGAAGAAATGTGGGCGGCACTGGCCGCCTACCAGTCAAAAGCCGATGCCGCAGGGCATGGGGCTACATGGGCAGCGATGTGCAAGGAGCGCACTGCTGAAGCTGCTGTAGCTGCTTCTAATGCTGCTGCTTATACTGCTTATGCTGCTGCTAAGGCTGCTGCTGTTGCTTCTGCTGTTAATGCTACTGCTGATGCGGCTGCTGCTTCTGCTGCTGCTTCTGCTGCTGCTGATGCTGATGCTGCTGATGCTGATGCTGATGCTAAGGCTGCTGCTGATGCTGAGAAGTGGGCACGAATAGCGATTGAACGCATCAACAAAGTGCTGGCAGCGCAGCCAGCCCAGCCACTCACCAAAGAGCAGGTACAGCCAGCGCAAGGGGAGCTAGAAGACTTGCTCGATATGTACTGGGACTTAGCCTACGCAGAAGGCCACAGCCACGGTAAAGAAAGTTACGGTACTAAAGCAAACGAAACCCGGCACAAGATACGCGCACTCCTGCAATCCAGCGCAGAGCGGGTTCCGCTAGAGCCTGTCAATTGCGATACCTGCCGCTACCACTACAAAGATTTGTACCAAAAGCCATGCAATACGTGCATTCATAGCGGAGACTTCGGAAGCAACTTTGAACCTCGCTTTGAAATAAAGAAAGGCCAACAATGACCGACACACCAAAAACATGCAGTACATGCGCCCACGCTCGCGGTGGTTTCCCATTTGGAAAGTGCGCCCTAACTGGTTTTTACCAAGAGACTGAGCGCAAGTACCCCGTTAAATGCGATGTAAATTTTAGCGGTTGGGTTAAACGTGAACCGCTGCTAACTCGTTTTAAGAAATGGTTGTACAAAGAATGACCACATACATTACTCAAGAGCAGATTCTAGCTATCGGGAAATCGGTGTTGAATAAGGTCGATGCTTACGACGATGGCATTGGTTTTGCGCGGGAAATCGAAGCCGCCGCAATCCAAGCCTACAGAGACAGCCTAGTGGCTGGGGTTGTGTTGCCTGAGCCTGTTGCGCACGTATCTAGTTTGCAATCGGGCTCTCCATTGATGCTGGGACTAGATGAATGGCATAGGCAAGGACTGGTAGGTCTGCACACAGCCGACCAAGTACGCCAAGCAGTAGCCGATGCGCTGGCGAAGCAGCAAGACCACTTGCAAGATATAGCCGCATTTATCGGAGTAGGCGGCTACAACGGCGCGACCACTGAGCAGCTTATCGAACGAATCAAAGGGGAGTTTCAAAGGCTAGGTCGTTTGCTTAACGATGCGCTGGCGAAGCAAGTGCCGCCTGAAAAGTGCAGTCTGTGCGGTGCTCCAATTGGTGAAGAATGCTTTTTGCAAAACTCCAGTCAAAGCAATTGCAAGATGGCGAAGCAAGTGCCGCAGGGTTACAAGTTGGTGCCGATAAAAGCCAATGCTGCAATGCTGAAAGCTGCAACAAACACATGGAAACGGTCAGACTCAATCCCAGTGGGCGCATCGTACTGGTCATTTAGTTACGGACAAGCAAAAGAAGTTTGGGACAACATGATCGCAGCCGCACCAGACCCAAAGGAGGCGGTGTGACTAAAGAACAAATACTAGACACGATCAAATTACTCAGCGCATTAGAGGCGTGGAGCTTTGCGGAAAAGCACCGCCTGCCTGATTACTTGCTTGAGAATTTGGATAAGGTTGTGGAAGTTCTTAGTACTGAGGTGTTGAAGTGACCCACACCATAAACACAACTGAAGCCACAGCGGTTGCGAACGAAGTGTACCTGCAACCTATGGACACCTGCCCTGTGGGGGTGAAGGTGCAGCTAGAGAATCCCGGAGGTGTTCTTGTCTACGGTATGTGGGACGGCAAACCCCACCACTGGAAAGCATGGGCACCACTGCCGCGTAGGAGAAAGCCCGATGCCGAGACCTGAGCCGCTAGAGCCACGCAAACCCCGTGAAGTAAGATTCGAGGACTCGCTATGGTCATTTGTGCAGCGTAGGGGCGGGGCCAAGTGGTTACGCGGGCTAGTTAAGACCGAGCACATGAGAGAGCGACAGGTGGTGGACATGCTAGATGCAGGAAACACACATCGCGTGATAGCGGGCGAACTTAAAATGTCAACCAAGACAATTCAACTTATCAAGACAACATGGAGACCATTGAAATGAAAGGAACCGCAGTGCAATATACAGCGTACAACAACAAAGAGTTAGTTCGTATGGTGGACAACAACCCGCAGGCAAGCGTGCTAGAGCGCGAGCTGGCGAACCGGATAGACGAGCTAACGGTGGAGGTAGACATGGTCCAACACCTGCTAGACAAGGCGCTGAACCGTTCTGCATTTCTGGGGGCTGTCCATGCACAATGAACAAGCCGCATTCCACTGGCAAGGCCAGCCCTCTATCTTCGCAAAAGACCCCGTGTTCAACGGCGTACGCACGGCAGTCGCGGAGCGGGCTGCAGAGAACGTAACGCAGACAGTCTATTTGCGGGGCTCCAACGTGTTTCTAGCAGACACCGGCAAGCAAGTCATCGCGCACAGTAAAGCTAAGTCGAGGGGCGGATGATGGACGACGCGCCTGACTTCAGTACTTGGGAGAAAGCAGCACTCCTGCAGTTCTGCGAAGACGCCTGCAAGCGTATGCAGCACGACCAAGAAGAAATAGCCACGCTAAAGACCGCAGTAAAAGATGCCATCAGGGCATACCGAGAACTACACATCAACCACGACAAGGAAAAACGAAATGTCAGTAACTAATATCGACACCACACTGAACGAACGCGGCGCACGCTACGGCACCTTCCAAGGCCACGCCGAAGTCACACAGCACCTCAAAGCGTACTACCGTGAGCAGTTGGCCAAACGAGGTAAGACGCTGGAAGCCGACCAGTACGAAGCATTGGACATGGTGATGCACAAGATAGGGCGCATCGTAAACGGTGACCCTGACTACGCTGACTCGTGGGTTGATGTGGCCGGATATGCCAAGCTGGTTGCGGATCGTTTGGAAGGCGTAGTGCGATGACCCCGGAAAGTGCTGTTAAGAAACACATCAAGAAGGTGCTGGAAACTTCCGGCATCTATTTCATCATGCCTATGGGTACCGGGTATGGTAAGTCCGGTGTTGCTGACTTCGTTGCCTGCCACAAGGGCAAGTTCCTCGCTATCGAAGCCAAGGCCGGTAAAGGGCGCACCACAGCGCTGCAAGACCGGGAGCTACAGCGCGTACGCAACGCGGGCGGCGTGGCCATCGTAGTCAGTGACAAGCCCGAGGACTTCGTGATGCTAGGCAACACCATCGAGACAATGAAGAGCAATAACGTAATTCAAGAAATGAAGGAAAATAAATGACTGCCTATCCAAAAGAAAAATACGACGCACTTAACGAGGAAGACAAGAACGTGATCTACGACATGCTGGAGATAGCCATTGAAGCGCTTACTACGGGGCAAGGTGCCGCGATCATGCTTGTCGATGTCGAAGGGAAGGGTGCGGCGCAGATGCTGGCTGCGGGCAACCAATTGCTTATAGAGCCGCTGCTGCGCAGCGCCGACGCAGTGTGTGACAAGGTATTCAGTAACCGCACTGGGGTGCTGCAGTGACAAAACCCTTCAAAACAATCCTCTGTGCCGACTTCGAGACACGATGGTCTAGCAAACCAACAGAGTGGAGCGAAGACCCTTTCACACTATCGAAGATGACGACCGAAGAGTACATACGGTCTCCTTTGTTCCACGCCTTCGGGCTCTGTCTGCATGAGGTAGGTTCCGATTCACCGACGCAGTGGTATTCCCACGAGGAACTGCCGCGTATATTGAAAATGTACGATTGGTCTACGACAGCAATCCTGTGCCACAACAGTCAGTTCGACGCGGCGATCCTGTCCTACATCTACGGCATCAAGCCGTGCTTCATCTTCGACACGCTATCTATGGGGCGTGCGCTACGTGGTGTGGAGGTAGGCAACTCACTCATGAAGCTGGCCGAAGACTATGGGCTACCGCCCAAGGGGCGTGCTGTGCACAGCACCGACGGCCTATTCACGCTGCCGCCGTATATCGAGCGGGAGTTGGCCGAGTACTGTAAGCATGACGTGTTCTTGTGTGAGCAGATATTCATGAAGCTGCTGTACCGCATCGACCCGCTAACCGGCGACTCCGCAGGCGCATTCCCCAAGAAGGAGCTGCGCTTGATCGACATGACCGTACGCATGTACACCGACCCGGTACTGGTGCTAGACAAGACGATGCTGGAGAAAGCACTGGTAGAAGAGAAGGCCAAGCTAGCCGTTGCACTGGAGCGTACCGGCGTGGAAGAGACATCCCTAGCAAGCAACGATCAGTTTGCAGAAGTGCTGCGCACGATGGGCGTGGTGCCTCCAACCAAGATCAGCAAGACTACGGGCAAGGAGGCCTTTGCTTTTGCTAAGAACGATGCGCTGTTCCAAGCGCTACTCAACGGCGACAACGAGGACGTAGCGCTGCTGTGCGAAGCGCGGCTCAAGGTCAAGTCCACTCTGCAGCGTACGCGAGCACAGCGGTTTATCGACATCTCGGGGCGGGGCACACTACCTATTCCTTTGTCGTACTACGGCGCGGCGACAGGCCGGTGGGCAGCGGCCAAGGGCGCTAATTTGAACCTCCAAAATCTGAACCGAGGCTCGTTCCTTCGCAAAGCGATCATGGCCCCGGACGGGTATCTTCTTGCCGTAGCAGACTTGTCCCAGATCGAACCTCGGGTGCTGGCGTGGCTGTCCGGGTATGAGGACATGCTAGACATCTTCCGTGCCGGAGGCGACCCCTACGCTACGTTCGGCTCACAGATGTTCGGTATCCCGGGGCTGACCAAGGACACGCACCCCCTGCTCAGGCAGTCGGCCAAGTCCGCTTTGTTGGGCGCGGGGTACCAGCTCGGGTGGGCCAGCTTCGCGGGGCAGTTGCTTGTGGGCTTCCTAGGTGCGCCACCACAGCGCTACACGAAGGCAGATGCTAGGCAGTTGGGCGTGACCGCGCAGGACGTGCAGAAGTTCCTGTCATGGGACGACAACCTGAAAGCTATGCAAGAGATACCGCATACATGCACCGAAGAGGAGCTGTTACTGCACTGCCTAGCGGCCAAGGCCATCATCGAGAAGTACCGCAGTGCAGCGAGCCCCGTGACAGACTTCTGGTCTTTGCTGGGTAGCCTGC